GGGAACTCGTACCTATCCTTAAATGCAGATAATAATATAATATTATCACCATCGTCCTCTGTTTCAAAGACTCCCCACGTAGTTATAGCACTATAGTCGGCAGTGTTAGATTTTAAAAATGCTGTATCGTATGATTGAATTTTGTATTTAATCTTAGGTGGATCTTTCTCTTCCCAGTTTCGCCACCAATCTCTTTTGATTAATGCACCTTCTTCTGCTGTAGGTTCTTGTTGATATTGTGCATTCCAATTACCTACAGGTATAGATGCTTTAGTTTTTTCTAATTCATCTAACTTCCAATACTCTGGCCATACTGGTTTATTGTTTGGCATGATTGCAGGTAGTCTTACAACTTCCCACTCATCAGATCCTTCTTGTCCCTGGGCCCTGATCATTTGTCCAGTTAGGTCCTTGGTACTCCAACGAGTCATAACGCAAACTATTTTACCGTCTGGTTGCAAACGTTGACGTGGACCAGATGTATACCAGTTCCAGGCCTTATCAAAAGATCTACTATCTTTTTTAATATCTTGTTCTTTGTGTGGATCGTCAATAATTAGGAGATCGGCACCACGGCCCGTGATTGCACCGCCAACACCAGCAGCGAAGTATTCACCTCCCTGTTCCGTTTTCCATTTACCAGCAGCCTGTGAGTCCTCCATCAAACGTGTATCGAATAATTGTTTGTAGTCCTCTTGGTCTACTAAGTTTTTTGTTTTACGTCCGAAGTCGACAGCAAGATCCGCTGTGTGTGTTGCTTGAATAATTTTTAATTTAGGGTTCTTCCCGATCATCCAAGCGGGCAACAGGAAACTGGCGAACTCTGATTTAGTATGCCTTGGTGGCATATTGATAATTAATCTTTTTATTTTACCTTCTGCAAGTTGATTAAATTTTTCATTAATAACTTTATGATGTGAACCTTCAATAAAGTCTGGCCAAACATATTTTACAAAACTTAAAAAATTATTTTTTAATACTGGTTTGGCTTTATCTAGTTCTACGCTTTCTTCTAAATCCAAAAGTTCGTTTTGTTCGTCTACGGTCAATCCGTCCAAATTTTTCATAAAATTTTTTTACTATGAATTATATATAACCTAATTCTGTATCTTTGGCTATAATCGTCTAAATCTTACATATATGTGTGCATTGGGACCCCTTGTTGTATATTTAGGGTGGGCCCGCCCGTATTCTCAAGCAAAAAATCTATATGTTGTGGTACCTCTATTGAGATACACTATGCAGAAACAGCATTGCAGTTTTTGCAACCCCTTATGGGATTTTATGGGTTATAGGATTAGCCTCACCCTATAACCCAAGATGACAAACATCAGAAAGGCAATTCCTCTTGGTTGCTTTCTGAATTTTGTTTAACTTCATCTGTTAGGATTAATGGTTTGTCAACTGCACTAAAACTAACTTCTTGCAAGTGATATGAAGTATCTTGTCTGTCCTCGTTCAATGTATCAAGTGCCAACAACTTTTTAACTGCTGTTGTCAAATCATACGACTTGTTGTCGTGTATGTTA